CCTTCCATAGGTTCACCACCTTCCATAGGTTCACCACCTTCCATAGATTCTTCACCGCCTTGCATATTTCTTCCACGTTCTTGTTTATTCTCATCTTCATCTCCACCTCCTTCAAATAAATTAGAAAAGAAATTTAAAAATCCACCTCTTTGTTTTCTACGTCTAGTTCTTCTACGAGTTCTACTTTTACGCATATATAAATAGTGTATATATTTTTTTGAGTCTAAATATAATGAATATTATATCTCATAATAATAATTATGATATTGAAAGAAATAGAAATATATAGAGATTCGCATTTACCAGAAAATGGATGGATTCAAAGTTGTTTTAATTGTTATTCATTAACTAGTAAATCAATATTATATAAAACAATAACAAATAAAGATACCGTTTATGATTTTCATGTATATATATGCAACTCTTGTAATAAAAAATTTAATAATAATATATTAAATTTTATACATTTTAGTAATAGCTGTAATAAATACATAAAAAAAAATTATCTACAAGGACCAGGGTGATTTCCGAAAACTGGAGTATCATATTCATTTTTGCTTTTATCGGTATTACACATACAATTTCTATTAGATTTAACTTTATCAGTTTGCCAAGAAGCAGGTTTAAACCCAACATCTTTTGTAATAACAGGTAAATTACGTAAAGCACCTGAACAATCATTTTTACAAACAGTAGGTTTTACTGGACAACATTCTTGGTCTTGAATAGTTTTGGAAGCTAAATTAGCAGTATGTTGACTAGAATGGAAATTAGGCATTCTTTTAACAAGAACGTCAGCCCTATTGGTTACAAATTCTCTAATTTTTTTCTTTTGATATTGACCATAACATTTTTGTTGAGAAACGGAAGGAGGATTAGTATTACATTTTGAAATTAATCGACCAGTATGTGTTAAATTTAATTGAAAACCATTAACGTGATTCATTTCTCTGAATTTTTTTCTCATTTTATTTTTTTTTGCTAATAAATACAATGACATTATAAATTATAAAGAGAAATTAAATATATAAATAATGTCTATTTTTGGGATTATGATGAAAACATCTCAATAATGCGAAATATAACTTGGTATTAGAAATATGCTCTAATGCTTTTTTAAATTCATTAATATCATAATTTTTTAAATTAATATCTTTTATTGTATCACTAATAAAAGAAGCAATAGTATAAGATAAAGAAAAATATGTAGAATTTTTATGAATATTAATATCATTTGATATTTTTTTAATATTAAGTAATTCAGGTGACAAAAAAGAACAATTTTTAAAATTAGGATCAGATAGAATAATATTATTATTATCTAGTTTATAAAATAAAGCAGGATTTAAAAATAAAAATTTGGTATCATATCTATTATCATCATTGTTGATAGCAACAAAATCATCAATATTAAATCCTATAATAGAATAATTATCTTTTTCTAAATTTTTTAATTGTGAACCAATAGATAAAAACATAAGTAAACAATGTCTATACGATAATAATTTTTTTTTTATAGTTAATAATTTAGATAATGATTCTATGTTATTACAATTAAATTTAATTACATATTCCTTATCATTATTATATTTTTTATTATCTACGTCTAATAATCCAATAATTGTATTCCAAAAATTATTATATAATTTATAATCAGTTATAGTCATAGTATAGTGTTTGGAGAATTTTTCTATATGTACATATTTATTTTTGAAAATTTTCATATATAAATATTTATAATATAATATAATTTTTCTTTGTACAAAGAAAATCTAAAAAAAATTGAATAATAATGAATATTATAATTGATAATTATTCTAATATAAGTCACAACACAACACAAAAAACAATATGCAATCACAAAAAGTATCTCAAAATTTATCTGTTGAAGAAATTCAACAAGTCAATAGCAACCCAAACACGGGCGTTAGCTTGTGTATAGCTAGGTTGTTTAATAATATCACCTGGAGGCAAGTGAAACAGGTTTTCATTGAATTGAATTGGGGTTTTGTAGAACGGGTTGATATTATAAGAGTGAAGTCAAAGGATGGTAAGATGGTGAAGCGTGCATTCATTCATTTTGCTCCTATGAAATGGAATATGCGCTCCCAAATGGCTAGAGCAACGTTGACGGCATTGCAAAAGGGAGAAGTCATTAAGGTTTCTTACGAGGAGGACAAGCCGTGGTTTTGGACAGTTACTGTTAGTAAGTGTATGAAGCCAGAGTTGAGTGACCTTAAAGAAAAGAGCTTACGCCATAAGTCTATGAGAAAAGAGAGATTGGATTTAAGTGAAGTTTCTCACCAAAAGGTTAGTATCAAAAGACGTTCTGATGATGATGAATTGTTGAAGAAGAAAAATCAAAATCAGATAAGGCGAACTGTATCCAAAACAACAGTTGATTTGAATGACCCGATTTCAGCACGTGCTGCCAGCACATCACCTAGAGAAAATAGAGTAGAAAAAATAGAAATATCATCATATGATCCAATGATGAATGACACTTTTGCTTAATTATAAAAATAAAAAAAAATAAAAAAAATAAAAGGAAGACAGGAGATAGCTTTTTTTTATATTTATAAAAAAACAATCTAAAAATATAATTTGAATGATATGTAATATTATATGTCAAGTTCATCGCAAAGAATAAAAACAGAATTAACTTTGTTACAAAAAGATCCACCAGGTAATTGTAGTGCTGGTCCAGTTGATGATGATTTATTTCATTGGGAAGCAACTATAATGGGTCCAGAAAAAACAGTATATGAAGGGGGAATATTTCAATTAAATATATTATTTCCATCAAATTATCCTTTTAAACCACCAAAAATTAAATTTAATACAACAATATATCATCCAAATATTAATTCAAGTGGTGGTATATGTTTAGATATATTAAAAGATAACTGGAGTCCGGCTTTAACAATATCAAAAGTATTATTATCTATATGTTCTTTATTAAATGACCCAAATCCAGATGACCCTTTGGTTCCTGATATAGCAGAACAATATGTAAAAAATAGAGCAGCATATGATATTACAGCTAGAGAATGGACATTACGATTTGCACAATGATTAGCAACAAGGTAAACATTTTTTTAATATAGATTTGGGTTTATCAACAACAAGAGCGCCATTTTCAACTATTATTAAAGCATCAATAATACCGGGAATAACTTGTTTAATTACAGGGTCTAGTGATTCAAGAGCACCAGCATCAGTATTATCAACTATATATATTAATATATCTACAATCATTTCTTTTTTTTGAGAAGGTTTTAAATAATATAATGTTGTAATTTCTTTTAATACTGACATAGTTACTTCAGTGATATTTTTAAGATTAACACCGGTAGGAAAAGCATTAATTACTTTTTTTCCAACTTTTACAATATCATCAACAGTAGTTGGAGATTCTTTATTAGAAACAGAAGTCATTTCTTTTAATTCAATGTTATTAACACTAGTCATTATAATATATATAAATAAAATAATTTAAAGGATTAACCCATAATTAATATGGAAATCATACAGCAAGACTATTATTTTATCTCTAAAAATATAACTCAATTCTTTGATGTCTGACTATGGACACGGGAATTGAATCGATTTCCGCACTATAATTCGTTGACAAAGTTTGCATACAGCAAGTTATTATAAACGGATCATTATTAACTAATAAGAATAATTAAATTGAAGCAATTAAGTTGACGCAAAATGATTATAATGAATATTGGTTAATTAATTACGCAAACTGTATAATTAATTAACATCAATAACAAAAAATAATAATCTTCTTTCTTTATTAGAATTGTTATTACCACCACTATGAAATGTAATATCTCTATGTACTTGAATGTCACCTATTTGTAAGGAATTTTGAACTCTCGCTGTTCTAAATTCATCCTTATAAGGAATATTATCGTTTAAAAAACCAATAACACCATAACCATTTTCTATTTTTTCATTTGGTATATTTTTAGGTTTTGGAGGAGTATCCATCGGTTTGTATGTGCTTTTAAAATTCTTCAAATACTTATTATTATAAAAAATAGTAGGACCCATATCTATACTGGTATCGTGTAAAGGAATTGTAATAAAAAATCTATTTTTATCAGGAGGAGCATCGTGATGTATTTCTTGTTCTTTACAACCAGGTGGACATATAAAAACAGTAATACCTATTATAGCCCATTTTTTAATATTTAAGATATGAAAGAAATTATCTATTGGTGGTATCAAGGAATTAATAATAGTATTTTCAACATATTGATATTCTTCTCTTTTTCTATTAACATATGGATTATTACTATGATTTTTATTGTATACATTAGAATACAATGTTAATGCTTGTCTATTAATATTAGTTACATATGGATTACTACCATCTATACATTTATGTGTTTGTATAACATTGAATATAACTTCATTTAAATATGCACATAACTCATTTGATATATATTTTCTAATATGAACAAAACCTTGTTCATTAAATATTTTTTTATAATCTAATATATCGCTTTTTTGCATAATTTAAATAATTTTATATATTTAAATTATTATTGTTCATTAAGATTTTCGTGTTTTTGTGAATTAACTAAAAATAATTGTGTATTTTGTATATCATAAAAATCTACTATAGTTGTATCTGTAGTTTTTACCATTATAAATATAAAACATCTATTTCTTTTTGAACTATTAGCTCCTCCGTGATGTAAAGTGCTACTTGAATGTATGGTCATATCTCCTATATCTAAATTAAATACACGTCTACCTTTTTCTAATGATTCTTGATCTTTTTTTGAAAAATCTTTTACATAGCCAATATTATTATAAAAAACTTTTTTTTTATCAAATGGTTCATTATCAAGTTGTTTTGGTTTTTCTTTACGTAAATGTTTTACATATCTTTCATCATAAAATATAGTTGAACCCATATCTACAGTTGTATATTGTAGTGGTATTGATAAAAAATATATTCCATCTTCTACATCATTATCGTGATGAACTTCTTGTTCAGGACAACCAGGAAAAGTATACATAATTGTCATTCTAACTATTTCCCAATTATAAAATCCCATATTTTCAAATATAGTTTTAATTTTTGGTTTTAATAATGGAAATAATATTGAAGTAGTGCTCAAAAAATATTTATCTATTTTTTCATATTTTTCTTTGCCCTTTGCTAACCATTCCTCGCTATATAATATTGATTGTAGTCTGTGGGAATTAGTTACTGATGAATTATTTGCAGTGGGTGATAATGTGCATAATGGATGAGTATGCCATTTATCTACTGATTTTAATATTTTTTGCATTTCTTCTTTATTTAAAAATTTCCTAATAACTAAAAAATTTTGTTCATCCATTGCTCCTTTGTAATTTAAAGTATTACCCATTTACTTTTTTGTATTATTATTATTTTTTTTTAATTACGTATATTAATATGAATTCTAACTCGTTTTTATCTTTTAGCGATTATATTAAATATTGTGCATTAATTGGAATAGGTGCTTCTAGTTCTACATTTTTTGGATTATGTATAAATAGTAATTTACCAAGAAGAGATTGGAGAGATGTAGCTTTTTATGGTAGTTTAGGTGTGTTAATAACTTCTAAATATTTATTAACAAACTAAATAATTAATTTAACGGCGTCTTCTTCTTCTACTCTTTTTTCTAGATTTTTTACCCTTTCTTCTTGATCTTCTAGATTTTTTACCCTTTCTTTTAGATTTTCTTGATTTTCTTCTGCTTTTTCTGCTTCTTCTTCTTCTTCTTCTTCTTCCTCCACCTTGACCATCAGCACTTTCACCAGCATTTTGATGAGCAGCAGAATCGTTTCCTTTTTTGTTAACATTACCTTCCATTACACCGCCACCCATACTTTCTTGAGCATCGGCACCAGCGGAAGAAAAGTCACTAGCATTACTAGCTACACCACCTCCACTTTTTTTGTAAGTTTTCTTGGCTTGTTTCAATACCTGTTTTAAAGATGGGTTTCCTCCCATCAATGCACGAGTTTTTTTTACGTGAGTCATCCAAGCATTTGGCATATTATAATATATAATGTGAAAAAAATAAAAATTGATTATAAATATTAAATAATAATTATATTTATTATTTATAATGGTTAAAAATAAAACAGGAGGAAATCGCCATAAAAAAATGGCATCAAAAAATGCTAAACCTAGTTACAAACGCAAAACTAGGTTTTCTCAATGTGATGATGAAATATATGGAGTAATTACACAAAATTGTGGTGGCGGGCACGCAATGGTATTATGTCAAGATAATGTTCAAAGATTATTGGTAATAAGAAGAAAATTTAGTGGTAGAAATAAAAGAGATAATAAAATAGATACAAATTCTATTGTATTATGTGGTAAAAGAGATTGGGAAGTAAGATGTGATAAAAAAAAGGAAAAAGTAGATTTATTATATGTTTATAGTTCTGACCAAAATGAAGAATTAAAAACATTATTTAAAAAAATGAATGTATATGACATATTATTTCAACATCTTAAAAAAGATAATAAAGAAGATAATGATGATATCATATTTACCAATGATGTAGACGATGAAACTAATAATATTATCATAAAAAATGTAGAAAATAATATAAAAAACAATAAAAAATCTAATATTGTTGAAGAACAAAATAAATTTGATTTCGATTTTGATGATATTTAATCATTTGATAGAGATTCATAGATAGCCTTTTGCATTTCTTCATTTTCTATTAAATTATTATCATCATTTATATAATTAGATAATGGCGCCATTTCATATCTAACCATTCTTCTAGCCATTGCTTCTAAAAAAATATTTTCTATTTGTGATAATGGATTTTCTATTGTATTTGTTGATATATCTTCTATTGTATTTGTTGATATGTCTTCTATTGTATTTGTTGATATGTCTTCTATAGTATTTAATGATATATCTACTTTTTTTTCTTTGAATGCCAATTCTTTTCTACAAACAGGGCATTTATTACTTTCTTCATTTAACCATTGTAGTATTGGTTCTTTTTTAAATATATGATTACAAGGTAATTTTATTATTTCTTCGTTTTCTTCAAATTTAGTCATTGATATTGGACATAATTTACATTCATAATTATTATTATATTTTATATATTCTAATTCTTTTAATCCTTCTTCGGACGTTATTTTAATATATTTTGGTTTTTCATTTAAACTTTCCATTAATATATCATCTATTGAATTTTCACCTACTGGTCTTAGTAACAATCTCATCATATTTCTATAAAAATCATTAGTATTCATTAATAAATACTAATGATTTATTTTTATATAACTTATTGGTTATTTTTATATAATTTATTGTAATGTTTTTCTAATATTTCATATCTTTCATTGCTTAACATATTTTTTAACATTGTACAAGGATTATAATCTTTCAACTCATTTATACCTTTATCACAAAATGCATTCATTAATGTTGAACTATAACCTGATAACATCGTTGTATTTTTCTCTAAACTTTTATTAGGAAATCCATTTGTTTTTCTTAAATTCCAAAATATAATATGAGGAACTTTATATTCTACATTATATGTGCTTTCTAATCCTGCCTTTTTATATAATCCTTTTATATCATCCATCATCGTGTTAAATTTACTTTTAAAATTACCTCTATAATTCTCAATTGATGAATCTATTTGCATATCTGATAATATAATTAAAGTAAAATTAGATGCTTCTTCTGGTGAAATATTATTTTGTACTATTACATTTAATATAAATTCCATCGCTAAATAAAAATTTGTATTCATTCCCCAAGGTGCTTTTTTCAAATGATAACATTTTTCACAAAAAGTCATATTTTCATCAAATTTCCACCATTTTGGTTCACTATCAAATGTCATTATTCTATTTTTAAACAACGATGTAGTTTTTTCTGATATTCTTATTCCTAATCCTATTGCATTATATAAAGGCACACAATTATCTGATTCCATTGACCCTGATGTATCTACCATTGCTATTGTATTTCCTATATCAAAATTCTTTTCTGAATTATCTTCCCACTGTTTATTTATTACTTCCTGCATTTCTTTATCATCATAATAACGAAATGCTTCTCTAACTAGTTCATATGTATTTAATGTTTTACCTTTTATTTTTTTACTAGTTTTAAAATATTTTTTAAAATTTTCAGAACACTCTTTTCTATCTTCCAAATCATATCTATCTACTAATTTTGTTCCCTCCCTTTTTCTATTTAAGAATGCTTCTTTATTTTTCATCATAGTTATTGCTGTTACTTTTTCAGGTTTAATATATCTCCAATTTTTTTCTGCCATTTTTATTTGCGGCGTATCTATATATCTATTTAATGTCGATATCAATTTTCTATAATTTGTATAACATTTTTTTCTCGCACTTATCCATTTACTTGAATTATCTGCTGTAAATAAATATTTTGAATACATATTTTTTGCTAATTTTTTAAATAGCCATTTATATTTGCTTTTTTCTCTAGGTATCCATTTACTCAATAAAGTAACATTTTCCTTTTTTAATAATTTCTCATAATCTTTTCTTAAATAAAAATTTGTTAAATTTACTATATAATCTATTATACTATTATTACTATTATTTGTTTTTTTAACAACATAATTACACATATTTTTTACATCACCCCAATATCCATATTGATGCTTATTTTCTATAAATACAAATTTTTCAAACAAATATTCTGCTAATCTTGGAAACAATAACCATAATGAATATAATTGTCTATAACTTAACAATCTTTCTCCCTTTCCATTTTCTATATCTCTCGTATATCCTATCAATTTATATACCAATATCATATATTCATCTCTCTTCTTCTTATCTCTTTCATTTTTTATATCTAATAATATTTCTTCAAATTTCTTATCAACTGAATTATCATTATTTCTTACCAATTGAAAATAATATTGAACTATTTTCTCTTCTATCTTATTTGACCAAGATTCCATATAATGACCATTCTCTCCTTCCAATCTATTTGATGTATTATCTATTGCGTTAATTAAAGTTGTCATAATATTTATAATCTTATTTATATTCTTTAAATCAATTTTTTAGTTTGTTTTTTTCTCTTATGTTTCATTTTATTTTTTATATATACTTTCTTTGTATTCTTATTCGTTATCTTTTTTTCATAAAATACTATATATAATTTATTTATATCTTGAAATATATTTATTGTATCTTCCCATAATATATCATTTATTTCTCTTTTTGTATTTAAAAAATTATAATTTGAACTATCTTCTATATAATTTCTTATTTCTTCTGGTTTTAAATTTATATTATACTGTAATATTGATAACAATCCATATTTCTTATTTTCTCTTTTTATATTTGTTTTTAATAAATATAGTAATCTTTCCTTTGATAATTTATTTTCATTTAATATACATTTATTTTTTTTAATATATTCTATATCATTTCTTCTATTTATGTATATATAATTCAATTCTATATTTGTTATTTTTTCATTATAAAAATCATTATAAGATTCATCTTCTTTTTTTATTTTTTCTAACCAATCATCGTGTTCATCTTCAACTATAAATTCCTCTAACATTATTATTATAAGTTAAAAAATTTTTTATATTTTAACTTATTAGACTAAATCCGTATCAGGCAATAATGGGTCATGATCATAATCTTCCTCTTCTTCTTCGCTTTCTGTATAATATTGATATTGTTCGGCCATAGCTAAAGTTAATGCTATATCATCATCATTCATTGTATATTCTTTATCATCATTTATTTGTTTTTCAATCTTTTTCTTTTCTACTTTTTTTTCTTTCTTGTCTTTCTTGTTATTTTTTGAATTTTTTAAAGCTAAATCAAAATCAAAGTTTCCTATTTTTTTAAATTTATGATGATTCGGTTCTTCTGTTACATTTGTATAATTATTATTTTTTTTAAAATTATTTCTATTCCATCTATTATTAGTTGGACGTTCATTTCTCTTCCATCTATCATTAGTTGGACGTTCATTTCTTTTCCATCTATCATTAGTTGGACGTTCATTTCTTTTCCATCTATCATTTGATTGATGTTCTTCTCTCTTCCATCTACTATTACTTTTACCCTGCATAAAAGTATTTACTTTCTTTGGTTTTAACGAGTCAAATCTATTATTCATTTTTTATATAACAATATATTTACTTTTTTTTAATCAATTTTTAAATATATTTAAAAAGATAGTGATATTTATAATTACCCATTAGGGTAGTTTCTTAACAGCAATAATATTTTAATTATTAAAAATAGTCTAATTATATTGCATCTAATTTTTTTTACAAGAAACTGTATCAGTTTTTAAAATTGAGTTTTTTATTTATTTGTTGTTTTCATATAACAAATGAATGTTTCATTATGTATTCCACGTGTTAATAAAATGTATAATTATTCATTTATATACAATACTATTAATAAATATAAAATTGGTGAAATAGAAGATATTGCTATTCTTAAAAAAAATAAATTTAACAAAGTATATATTAATTTCTATTATTGGTATTCTGATAGTGATAGGAATAATAAACTATTTCAACATTTAAATAATGGAGGTTCTATTAAGATATTTTACAATGAACCTTATTTCTGGAATTGTTATAAAGCACAACCTAAAAAGAAATTAGAATATAATTATAATCAATAAAAAAAGCTATCTCCTGTCTTTGTTTTTAGTTGTTTTTTTAATTTTTTATTTTTTTTAATTTTTTGATATATATATTACCACGCACTGTTATCGGCAGATGGTCTTCCAAAAGAATCCAATACAATTTCTTCTTCATCTTC